CAATTCTATAATGGATCAAACGGCAGTTCTTGGACACTGGCATTCCTAAGCGGATCAAACAATTTGGCTGCTAAAGATGTTGATTTTGGATACTATGGTAATTTTACAGGAACATGGACAGCAGTACTTGCCTGTTTTATACTTGGTAGTTTATCATTAAATTTATCGATGACAATTCAAAGTTCTACTAGTGCTATCACATTTTCTGGTACATCTAATATTAATTACTGGAACGGTGGGTCATATAGAATAATTTATAATAATGGACAGTCAATACCTTTCCCTATCGTATTCAGTGGTACTGGAACATTATGGTATCTTGGAGATGCGATGAACTTAACCAGTGCTACTACTCCACAATTAGGACTGACAAACGGAACATTGAATTTAAACGGCAATAGTCTAACTACTCCAATGGTTCAGACGAATTCCGGAACAAAGAATTTAACATTTGGTGCTGGCACTTTATATGTCACTGCTGGCACAACGACAGCATTTAATAACGCCAACCCAACTGGATTTACTACTACTGCTGGTAGTTTAATTAATGGCTATATAATACTTACTTCTGCTACTGCAAAAACATTTGTTGGCGGTGGATCCACTTATAACTGTATAGTTCAAACTACTGGTGCTGGTGCGATGACCGTTTCCGGTAATAATACATTTACTGCATTGTATTACGGAGCAGCTAGCAATCTCATCATAACCGGCAACAATACCATTGCTGACCTTGAATTGGTTGACAGTACACAAAACACGTCACTTACGCTAACTGCTGGTACAACTCAAACATTGACAGGCACGATAAATGTTCAAGGTAGCTACTTTTATGGTACTTATGCGACAGTGAGCAGTGGTACTGTCGGCTCTTTGGCTAATTTTACCAGAAGCGGTGCTTGGACATCAAGCCAAACTTTGGACTATTGCATATTTAAGGATATGGCTTTCCTACCCACTGACACTGCCGGAGGTGGGACGCTGCCAAACCTTTGGTATGGTGGTCCAAATTCTTATAATGGTGGTAATACTAATAACGTCTGGGGCATACAATGCGTTGGATGGGGAGGATCTCTTTCTCTAAAAACTTATTATATTTCAAATACAGCAACGACTACATGGACTGCTCCTTCGGATTGGAATCCTTACAATAATCAAATATTCATGATAGCACCTGGCGGAGGGGGCGGCGGATCTGTTGGTGTTTATACTAATATAAGATCGGCGGGCGGTGGTGGCGGGGGCGGAGGCATGAGTCTGATTAACAACTATCCAGATACTCCTGGTACGGTAGTTCCACTTACACTTGGGACTGCGGGAACAGGATCTGCTGGTGTTACTAGTACTAGTACTACTATTACCGCTTCAAGTTTGGCCAATAGTGGAGGAACTGTTAAGTTTGGAAACCAAAATACAACAATGTGGTATGGAAATTTCAGTGGCTCACAATATTTAGATTTGACAACAGTATCTAACTTTGCCATTTCAGATTCTTTTTCATATGAGGCTTGGATCTATCCAACTTCGGTCAGTGGTATACCAATAATTTTTGATGGTGCTTATCAGAATGGTACTACTGCGGGTGGGTGGTATCTATATATAACTCCATCTAATGTGCTTACTCTTGCTGTTAGCAATGGCGTTGGTACTACATTTACTGTAATATTATCTCATAATACTACAATTCCATTGAATACATGGACTCACGTAGCTGTATGTAGATCTGCTTCCGGAACAACTTTACAACTTTTTGTTAATGGAACCGGCAGTGCTCAATTACTTTATTCAACTTATTTGAATATTAATTCAGGAGGAGTTCAAACAAATTGGAATCCTAGAATAGGTGCCCGTGTAATTAGTGGAGCAGTTCAACAGGGATTTATTGGGCGTATTGCTAATGTTCGACTAGTTGATGGAGAATCTTATGGTGCAGCTACAAGTGGTTTTCTGCCACCAACAACACCATGGATTAATGTAGGTGTAGTTTGTACTCTTAATAGTTCAACAGTAGTTGATAATAGCGGAAATGGCTATTCTATTACAAATGTTGGTGGCGTGACAATGACACAGGGCATGTCTCTACCGTATATGTGGGCTACTGGAGGGACTGGAGGCAGTTCAGGATCTTTTCTAGCTTCAGGCACTTGGGTTAATAATAGTAGTTCGATTGCTTGGTCGGGCGGCGGGCAAGGCGGCGCTGGAAATACAGGTAGCGGCGGGGGCAGCGGCGGTTATGGTGGTGCTGAATACCAACTTGGTGCTTACGGCGTTGGCGCAGGCGGTGGTGGTGGTTCAGGCGGCGGCACAATCTTTGGTGGTTATAGTGGAAATCAAGGCGGCAACGGTACTTCGAGTCTTACAGCATCACAAGTATCAGGCGGTGGCGGCGGCGGCACAGGTGTTTATCAAGGCGGCGGCTCTGGTACTACGACAGTTGGCGGCGCGGGAGGCGGAAGTTATTTTGATGGATCAGGCGCCGGCCAAGGAACTACTAGCAATGGTGGTGCTGGTACTAACGGCGGCGGCGGCGCAGGCGGACAAAATGCTGGTAACGGCGGCAATGGAAGCAGTCAGATAGCGTATTATAATACTTGGGGAGTATCGGGTGCATCTGGAGGTTCCGCAGGTGTTAACAATACTGCTACTGTTGGATTCGGAGCAGGTGGCGGCGGCGCAGGGCAAATACCAACTGCTACAAGCGGCGGCGCGGTACATACTGGAGCAAACGGCGGCCCTGGATTTATTCTTATTGCCTATTATCCATTCAATGGAACCATAACTACCGGTACGCAGGGCGGCAGTCTTTTGAACTTTTTTAGTTAAATACTACAACAGGAATTAGATATGGAACTTAATCACAAATATTATAGAACAAATTATACAGGTGAAGAAGTTAACAACAATAATGGTGAACTTGTAACTTATAAAGTAACTCCTCGACCAAATGTTTTTATTCCTCCTTTTACTAATTCTGCAATTATCTTAGGAAATGGCAGAACAAGAAATCATGATTCTATTAAACAGTTATTGACTATTAATAGTAAAAAAGTATCTGAATCTTATAAATTAGTATATGCTTGTAATCGTGCGATTGAAGATGAAATGAATTACGATTATTATATTTTAAAGCAACGATGGTTTCTAACTAGTGTTCCTGTAAACAAAGCATCTCAAATCTATCTACCATATGATATCTTTCTAGATTATCAAGACACTTATAATATGCTACCTTATATAAGTTACTTTGATGCCGGTGCAAGTGCTGCTTATCTAGCTTGCTTTGATGGGCATAAAAAAGTATTTCTCATTGGATTTGATGGGGATTATGGAGCAGGATTTAAGACCATTTATGATGGAACCAATGGATATGGTGACGGTACAAAACCGATTGATTATTCTAGTTGGGCTGATTACTTACACAGAGTAATGTACATTTACTCGGATGTAGATTTTTATAGAATACAATTAGATGCAGCAGCACCGCCACAATCATGGTCAAATCTTCCAAATTTTCATAATATAGGATTTAGAGAAGCAATTTTATTGGGTGATTTCTAATATATCTTTAAATGTATTCAATTTTTGTTGAATATCATAATTGTTTAAACTGCTGTATAATCCTGGATGTAGAGGTTTTGGAAAACTATCTACATCGCACCAACAATAGCCTTTATGCTCATCACTTAAATCTGGTATAAACTCTTCATCTATTAGACAGATAAAAGTATGGTATTCAAAATTTCCGTCATCGCTACGGAACAATTCAAGTGGTATTGTTTTGTTTATTTTTAATGTTTTGCCTATTTCTTCAAACATTTCTCTGTTTAACGCTTGCATAATGGTTTCGGAGTCTTCTACTTTACCGCCAACTAATCCCCATGTATTACTATGAGTATCGTTATCACGTAGTAAAAACAATAATCTTTTTGTTTTGTTAGCTAATAATAATGCTCCGCAAGCTTTAAACAGCTTTAGATGATCACTTGCCATAATCCCTCTTTATAAAGTCCTTCCCAACTTTTTTGCCAAATTCCATTTAGCCATTTATATTGAATTCCGGTATAAGCATTGGTTATGAATTCTTCTGTTGTAATATTAGATCTGTCAAATGTAATGTTCCAAGTTGACCCGTCAAATTGAATTATATCGTTTGCTAGACCAGCAGTAATAGAATTATCTGCATTACGCCAAGCCAGTGGATTATTTGCAGTAATATCAGCAATGTCCATGTCATTTGAAATTAACAAATATCTCTGTCCAGCAGCCGCAGCAGGCAGGCCATATCCTGGCGCAGCATTTTTAGGATCAACAATTCTATCAACTGCGGGTAATGTGTTTGTTGGAATAGTAGCTGTATCTAAATTAAACAATAATATGCTGTCATTCGTTGGATCATAGGATATTGTACCTAATACAGTATTAGTTGTTTGTTCATCAGTAAATGCCATCATACTGATACCATTGGTAATTTCTCCAAAATAGTTAATGACACTTCTCCAACTGACTGGTGCATTGACCCCTACAGGAACATCTATATTATTAGTCGTGCCATATAGTGTGTTTTGACTTAATGTAACTTGTCCATTTGCGACAATTGCACTATAACCCGAGGGAGTAAACCATTGTCTATTACCAATTAGATTCAATTGAGATTGTATACCTTGAGATAATGCTCCGGTGTTATCGTACATACTAGCTACAATACTTTGAATGGCGTTAAGTTTCATTATCTTAGCAGGTGGTGTAATATAAACAGGAATTTCAAATGCCATGGTTGCAACATCAATGGGGTCATCTGTTCCCACTGGAATTGTTCTACTACTAAAGTTAGTGTCAGTTAATAAAATCCAACTTAAACTAGTCCAATCTAAATAATTATCAGTTGATTGAATTTCCATTGCTGGATTAAACATAACAGCTATCTGTTCCCATAGCTGTAGTTTCTGCTCAATATTACTAGTGTAGATGTCTAGTTTTAAATCCATGCGATAAGGCACAGGCATATGTCGTTCGATTGTTACAGCATTTTGTTGATAAGTTTTGAATTGGCCCGAGTTAGGATCATATGCACGTTCTCTAATATTAACCTTTTCAGTATAAGTTGGACTTTGTATGTGAGACCTATGATATTTCAAATTGTCAATGTAAACAACCATCATTGGAACATTCTGCATGGTATTTTCACTATTGTTCTTTAAAATAGCACTGCCAACTCTATTATTATCAGCATAACGAACAGGTACAGTTAGATAAATGGGATTGCCATTTGCATCTTTGCCATACTCGACTTGAAAGCCACTGAAATATCTTATGAACTGAAGTAAAAATCTTCTTAATTGACTGTCATAAAAATATTGCATGTTATTCCTTAAACATCGCTCTTAGGTGATAATATTTGACTTAATGGTTGACGTTGATTAACAGTCGTGCCATTACTTAGTGTTGATGTCAGTGAGTTGTTAACAAAAGTTCCAAGTTGTGTAGTACTTGAGTTTCCAGTGAACTGACTACGTACTACATCATTCACAACCTGCCAACTTGAACCACTCCAACGATATAGTACATTAGGAAGATAATCAAGTCTCAATACATATTGTCCCAATACAGGATTGTCAGGAAAATATGTTAAACTTTGGACAGTTAATCCATTAGGTGCAGTTGCTGTTCCAGTTAGATACCCAGGAACATTTTTTGTTGGCGTTGCTACATTGGCATTTACAGCAACATTGCCATTTATGTCTGTTGTATAGGTTAGATTATTTGCAACAATATAGTTTTGTAAACTAAATCCATTAGCATCTACTGGTAATACAAAGAATTCATTTGTTGCATAACCACTGGCAGGCACATCTATATTAGCCTGTGCTACAACAGCTTTACTAATATTAAGATTTTTTAGGTAAGGACTTAATAAATCTCTTAATGTTGAGTCACTGGACCCATCATCAGTGGCAGCTTGATCGAGAATTTCTTTATACTCTTGGCTATCAACCATTGGATTTGTTTTAACACGATATAAATGTGGCCACCAAGTTGGGCTATAGCCTTCAGCAGCACGAATAACCTCACTGACAACATAAAATTTCTTAAGACTTGCTGGCACTGCATCGTCGAGTGGCCAATAGTCTTTAAGATTTGGCATTTCTAAAACGTCGCCTGGCATAAGTTTACGTCCTATGCGTTCAATCATGTCATTGATATGAAATGTGATAAACAACTGATCATTGTTTAGGAAGATACCAAATTGACTTAGATTAAAGTCGTTGTCACTCAAATGATAATGACCTCGAAGTTTATAAATGTCTGGCTCATAGTGACGATCTCTATTTTCCATGAATAGAAGATCTTGTATATTCTTTTCACTTTGATTTAAATAAACTGGCTTGGTTGCATCGCCTGGTTTATTTGTAGTGCCACTACCTAAAAGCTTATGACAGTAAATGCCAACACCGCCAGCAGTAAACAATTCTCGAATTCTGTTATCGAAAAATTTATAATCATTCGAATGATTTTCACGCCATAAACTAATTCTGGGCATTTGCAAACAACCTCTTATAAGTATTTATCGTAATACGAAGTCACAAAAAAAGGGGCCGAAGCCCCTAAGTTAATTCCAAATAGTTTGGAGTATTACGCTGCCTTAACAGCAGTCTTATCAATCTTAACCTTAGCCAAAATACCACCTTTGGCAGTGGGCTTAACAGTAAGAAAATCTGCATGTGCGGCAATAAACGCAAACGCATCGTCCTTAGTCATGAGATTGGGAAGTTCAATCAACTTAATGTCAGTATGACCTGACTTCTTGAGAATTGCTTCACGCTTGAGCGAGTTAGCAACACGATACTTTACAACACCATTAAGCGTAGAAACGCCCGCTACTGAGAACTGCTTATCCATTTTTACTACTCCATTTGTTATATGAGCCCCACGCTCATATTATTAATATAGCATAGAATGAGTAGTTGTCAACCAGTATTTTTGTAACAATTTTAATTACAAAAGTTACTTGTATTTCTTAGCAATTTCAGCAATTCTGTCTTCCATATACCTGATTACTGTTTGAAGATTGGGATCATTTTGGTTTGGTTTGATTTGGAGGATGTTTTGAACTTCATAATGGAAAGCATATCGTACCATAGTTTCAAGGCTGTAATTATCAGAAGATGCGACTGGTTGTGCTTTCATTACTAAACTCCTATAGTATGTTTATAAAGGTTTATGCTATTGATGTCAATGAATTAAGCAGTATGACGCCATATATCCGTTACATGATATGTGCTAGGATGATTAGATTGGAACCATTGACGTGCTGCTTCAGCACTATTAGCATCTATAGCAGTCTGTTGAACAGCACCATCTGGATCAACATACTTAATGATATATGTCTGTGCGTTGGCCATGGGATCTGCTACAAACTCACCAGGTAGTTCTGGAATGTCATCATCTTGTCTAGGACCAACTGATACAACTCTAGATGATGGTTCAGGATATATTTGACGACCACTTGGATCTATTAATCTCCAAGATCCTTGCTCCAATTGGGCATTGCTTGCTATTTGGGAAGCTCGTGTATAAGCGTCCATGACATTCTCAGCATTTACACTTGCTAGATATCCATGCCCACGATCCAACATACGATATGTTGTTGTATTTGATGCTTCTGCGCTGGCTCGTGCTTGTGCTTGTGAAGCACTATTATCAGTGATATCAATGTCTTTAATCTCTAAGATATTGTAATCGCCTTCTTCAAACTTTTTTCTGAAGTTAGCAATGGCACCACGACGACTATCACCACGAACATTAATAGTAAAAGTTTCAGGATCATCTGCAGGATCAACAACAGAGTAATATGTGAATAGATATAGATTTGGACCTTCGCTCATTTCAATGCCACTTCCGGTAGATTTCTTATCCTGTCGTTTCATCTGTGCTTGTCTAATGAAACTCTTAAGAGCAGTAGAAGGTAATGTGCCAGCACTATACTGTGTGAAATACTTAATGATATCATCATCGCCGCGAACCATTGGGCTTAAGAACTTATACAACTTCTTAGCATATTCCTGCTTTTCTGCTTCTGGATCAGCAGCAAGGCCCATAGCACGAACATAACGCAGCAGTGTGGTTTTAATCTTATCTAAATCGCCTAAGTAATCACCGCCAGCACTACGTACTTCAATATACTTGTCTTTGATATTAACGGTTACATAACGATCATGTGTGGTAGTTAATGATGTTTTTACGAACTTGGCAGCAGATGAATTTAATCCATCTTTGAAAGTCTGTAATATACTTTCAGCTGTCATATTGCCAGACCCAGCATTTAAATTTTTTACTTTTTGAATTATTTGTTGTACCATACTCTTAGCATATGAGTTTGACTCTCTGCCAAATTGCTTAAGAACATAGTCATCGCCGAGGAACAATGTAAATTTAAGATGATCTACATTCTCTCTTGACTGATCAGGAATGCTGATACCCATATGGAAACCAGTTGAGCTATTAGTTTTACAACCTCTTCCTTCTGCCCAAGCAAATACCTTATCTAAGTATTCTAAGCATTGTGATAATGGCATTGGTGGACTTACAAGTTCGAGTCCTGCTTCATCATTACTGGCATCATAATCGATACTGCTGTCTGGTTCTAAAATGAAGAACCCAGTACCACGCTTTGCGCTGTGATAGCCGCCACTGGCTTTAACTGGCATTCCAATAGAATCAGCAATATCTCTGGCAATGTCTTCACTGCTTTCACCATTGCCGCTTCCGCCACCACTTGTCCAATAAGGCCAATCGAGGCCAAATTGAGAAATATCACTCATAAAACGATAGTTGCGATCAAAGAATCCTCTTACATATTGATCGTAATCAACACCATCCCTGTATTCCTCATAAGCTTTATCGTGTGCGTCTTGATAGTCTCTGTTGTATCTTTTATCTTCAACAGCCATGATCTCTTCAATTTCTTCAGAAGTTTTTCCCTCATCCTTAAGGGCCTCACGGACTAATTCATCTGCTTCGTCTTCAAAATCATTTCTAATCTGCTCGTCGGCATATTCAAAGAACTCTTCGTCAATCTGTTCAATGGCACGATCAACTTGTCTGCTACCATTGTAGTCACCTTCAAAAAAGTCACGGATATCTTGGGTGCTACGAACACGACGATCCTCGTCATAGTCTGGTTCCATTTCGCCTTCATCATCGCTTTGAGCATTGGGGATGACAAGTTCTGCTTCAAAACCAGCAGTCATTGCTTGTGCAAATGGTGTGTTAGCAAAGTCCGCTAATGCGCCTGGACTCATGCTTACTTCATCTAACTGATCTTCATTAATAATGTCAAAAAGGCGCATGGACTATCTCTCAATAAATTATATTTAGTGAGAAACGGCGTCCTCTGTGAATATGATTTTCATACACTCACCGCAGCGTTGTTCAAGCACATTTATGGTAGTGTAAAGATGTCCGCTGTCATGCATGGTAATACGACTTTTAAGTATATCGATTTCACGACGAAGCACTTGCATATGAACAACTGCTTCGTCTTTGGTTAGTTTTTTCATAGTTCAATTATTAAGTTAGAATTGAAACCGCTGATATTTTCATCGCCATAACCGTGTGGATTACAAACAACACGGCATTCGCCAAGTGTATAATCAAAACTATGATGTGTATGTCCGTGTATCCATAACTTGATCTTATCTTGATCAAGAATAAAATTACTTAGATCACTGCAATAACCACCATTCATAAGTGTATCATTTTGATAAATTGGATGAATACTTTTATGACTGGGAGAATGATGCCCAAGTACAACTACATTTCCCGTCCATGTTTCAGCAGCTAACTTAATAGTTTCTATAGCACGAACATGAGCATTAAATGTATCAATGGGCCGTAACTTATGATAAGTTCCATTATTCTCAATAGTAATGACATGATAATCATTCATCATGCCTTTAATATGCATCATTGTAAGTGGATCACCTTTGTTCATATCAGTCCAAAGGCTTGTACCAACAATGCGAGTATTACCAAAGTTAAGCCACCCATCATCTAACAGTGTAATGTTATACCATGGCTCTAATGCTTCACGAAGATGAGCAGCAGTGTTATTCCAACGTCCGCTATAATGTTCGTGATTACCCATGATGTACAGTACTTGATCGAACTCTTTACTTACATGATCAAAGAATTGTCGATAACGAGCAGCAAGATGTCCTTTATCAGCATTATTAGGAAGATTGCTGATAGGATGCCGATAAAGATGCTGTGCCAAACAGATATCGCCAGCGAGACAAAGAATGTCTGCACCAGCGTTGTTGACTGTTACATTATTAAATTCTAAGTGTAGGTCACTGATAATCTGAAGTTTCATTAAACAATTCCGTATATGAATCAAAGTCTAGGTAGTATGTAAGCATAGTCTTCATAGCAGCTAGATAATGACGCTCGTTATCGAGATCTTCCTGCTGCCACGGTTCTAGATTTTCAATTGCTTCCAACTCCTTAACTCGCTTAATAAATCCAAGATAGTCTTTAACTAAGACATCTTTAAGAATGGAATCAAAAGTTTCATCACTGATTTCAATTTGCATATTACACCTTCACATTAAAGAATCTGCCTAATACCTTAGCAAATTCCACTTGTAGCGACTGTTGGTGAGAGTTATCAAGAAGAACATTGTAATCTTCACCTAATGCTTGGGTAAGAGTATCAATAAGTTCGGCACTCAAATCTTTCACTTCCTGCTTTTGGATGCGTTCGTCAATGATCTTCATTCCCTATCTCCTAACTATACAGCTAGTATATAAGGTTATTTAAAAGCTGTCAATAGCTTAAAATAAACTTTTTACCATGTTCAAACCCTGTTGAACTTTGGCTTTATCTTCTGCCGCACGGGCTTTTGCTTCGGGAGTTTCTGCTTTATCTCGTTTAGCAGCATTAATATCAATTATAGCTTTCTCTTCATATCTTGACAAGAACTTGTTTAAAAAATCGTTTGCATCGGCAAATTGAGATAAGTTACCTTTGCCAAACATATCATTCTGTTCAAAGCTATTAGCAAGACCTTTGATACCTGTTACTAATTTACTAATCTTAACATCCGAAATGTCATTGCCGGGATATTGTCTTAGCATGTTGTCTATATTAGCAGTTTTGTTGCCTAGTATATTTTCAGCTTCGTATTGAAATATGTCATATATGAATGTTTTTGGATTGATAGTTACCGTAACAACTTCTGTACCTTTTTGCTTACTGAATGGTACTCTTGCACCATCTGAGACTTTTAGCTGAACACCTGCATGTTGAATACTCATATTAAGTAATTCACCTAATACACTATACATATTGCCAGTCAGCAGTCCTTTTATTCCACGTTCTGGAGTTACTCTTGCAGCACCCCATTGCGACAATTCTTGTGTATGCCACATAAAATCAACTTGAACATATGCATCTGACCCAATTTTTATAATAGGATGTCCTGCTTTGCTTTCGCCAGGATGCACATACTTTGGTGTAGTTGATCTTACAAACTCATCAGCTTGTTTGTTCCAAAAGCTTGTGAATTGCCCATACGACAATCCTTCAACTGCGGGAGCAATCATTTGCAGATCAATGTCGCCATATACTTTTTCAGGGTTTTCAATTTGATCTTGTTCATGATAGGCCCCAGAACCAGTTGGTCTACCCATTGCAACAGGTCCCAGTGCTTTTGGTTCTAGCCATGCATTAAAATCAGTGACAAACTGTTGAACAATACCTAGCACTGTCTTCACGACGGCAGGGCGGATAACAGTTCCTTGCGTTACTGTAGTATCCCACCCACCTTCTTTAACAATGTCGAAAATATGCATACAATATTTATAGAACTCTCAACTCTCAACTCCACAAGTATAAAAACAATTCTTCAATCTGCTTTTACCGCCTGCTATACCATTTTGTAATTCTTTAAAGTAGTTTCCGTTTAATATGTCCTCAAGAGAGGATTTGTTTAAATTAACAGAATCAAAATTTCTTATTAAGAATCTAGATTGATGTACATTAATATCTCCTAACATACAACAAGGTTGAACAAATCCGTTAGCCCTTAGATAAATTTCATAATTTTCATTTGAAGCAGCTTTACACTCTATTTTTTTTGATAAGTTAAATGATTCTGGTGATACTTTAACTACGCTATTTTTGTAATTGTAATATCTGTTTTCTTGATTTTTTGGTTTTTCAATGAAATAGTTTTCAACTGGCCATTTATCTATATCTAGTATTTCTCCGGTTATCCAATTATATTCTTTCCATCTATCGCTATAGATAGCACTAAATGTTTTAAATCCTAATTCTTTAGACAGGTTTGATGCTTCTTTAATTTGATGTTCGTTATGTAAAAATATTATATATTTCCAATATGCATTTCCGCCTTCTGCAATAAATGCTTTTACATTAAAAAGCAGCTTGTCCCAGTTAACATTTCTTCTATATAAATGGTTAGTATCTTCCAACCCATCTATACTGAAAAATACATTAACTCCTGCTCTTGCTAACGATCTCCAAAATTTTTCATCTCTGCCCCCTCCATTGGTATGCATTTCTAAAATACATTTTGGGTTATTTGCTCTAATATATTCGTATATTTTTGTAGTGTTAGGATTCATTAAGGGATCACCATACGTGCCCAATGAGTAGAACTTTTTTAATCTTTTAATAACATCTAAGGGTATTTTATCTTGAATTAACTCAAGTGTTGTATGATTTTTATTAACCTTTTCATTATATAATGATCCATCCCATTTGAATCTAGCACACATTGGGCAAGCTGCATTGCAGTAGTCAGTTAACTCTACATTAATTACATTTAGATTATCTATATTAATATAGCTCATATAACTCTTAGAGTTTCAATGTTTACTGGTGTATAGTTGATGCACTCAACCGATACATTAACATATCTTTCATCATTAATTAGATTCTGATGAAGATGTCCGTGTATGTTCTTTTGAGCCTTAACACCTAAACTATCTGGATGTACAGGGACATGTGTTAGCAACAGACCAAACTCTGGAAACATACGCCAAAGCAAGATTTTTTGAAAATTTACTTGGAGATATGATGCTTTACCATTGTCATGGTTGCCCAGTAGCAAACGCTTACGTCCTTTTAGTCTAGACAAAGCTTGATGACCATGTTCAAAATAAACATCGCCAAGATGGTAAACAATATCGCCATCCTTAACAACGCTGTTCCAGCAGTTGATCATATGTTCATCCATTTCTTCAACAGATGAAAAATTAGGACGAATTGGATTGCCCTCTTTGTCTTTAAACTTAAGCATATTAGTGTGTCCAAAATGTGTATCAGACACTACCCAAATGTCACTCATCGAAGTTTACCATTCTCAAATGCTATAATATCTTCAATATCACGGTAGCCCTTCTTATTGATTGCGTTTAGCAGCTTAGTAAGATCGTAGCCTTTAAATGCAATAAAGTGAGGCGGAGAATAGATAATGTCTCCGTTGCTATTAATAATAGTCTGCTTCTTATTCTGCTTAACTATCTTAAACATAACATTCTCCTTTCTTTAAATATGTAGAATATATTAATTATTGTTGATTGTCAACTGTTATTACAATTGGTTCTAATTTTTCAGCAATCTTTTCCGCAGCACTGCGCCATGGTTTACCATTTTCATTCAGCGGAATACTAGGAATATAGTAAAATGTTTTTGGCGACTGGCTGATACCTAAAGACTTTGATACATTGTTGATGATTGTAAACAACAAATGTTCTCGATCAATTTGATCGAGAACATCACCAACAACAAACATACTCAACTGTTCTGACATTGGCAAGTTAGTGTTCTTAAACACTAAGCAATCTTTTACGCCGATCATTTCTCTAGCAACTGATTCAATGGCTGCGGGATCAAATTTAATACCGCCAATGTTAATCATGTTAGAATTTTTTCTGCCAGTAACAAATAGTTTTCCATCTTCACTAACATAACCAAGATCTCCGGGATAGAAATAGCCATTTCTAAACTTCTCGGAAGTTTCTTCGGGATCATTATAATAACCGGTAACATGACGAGGTGTATTAGGCAGTCTAATGTTGCCTACTTCCCCTACAGCAACAGGATTATCTAAATCGTCTACAATATCTGCGCCAATGTCTGGCAGAATTGGCAAACCCATATCCCCAGTAAAATCTTCAATTGAATTATAACGACGAGAATATGTTCTATTAGTCTCAGTCGCGCCATATGTGTTTTGAACTGTTTTGAAATACTTCAAAAACTTCTCAAGATCTTTCTTGTTCATGCCTGCGCCGCCTGACTCAGCAATGATATCAAATGGCTTTGAAGGCATTTCAACAAGATCTGTAAACTTGTGCATCTGCATCAAACTACCTGAGAAAAATATTTTAGGATATGTAACTATCTTAGTTGGATCAGTATCAACCAATACTGTTATCTTCTTAAAGATAGCACCCATGGTGTGATATTGTGAACTTGTTTTAAGGGGGAAATACAAACTATGAAAGTAATCAATTTTCCTATCAAACATGTTAATATTCATGTCCCATACACGATGCCAATACTGCTTGTATGTAATAGGAATAAACTTAGGAGTACCAGTGGACCCACTGCTTTGTGCAATCATCCAAACGTCATCAGGATCTTTATATCCACGAATACGCATGTCGTTAGTAAGATCACTGGGTGTTTTAAACCAATCATGATCTATCTTATGTACACTGGCACCATGATACATTCTAGCAGTGCTAAAGATTACATGCTTTATTGGCAAATCTGCCTCTAAAGCCTTCTGAGATATATTAATCCAACTTGCTCCAATGGCAGTAATTGCCTGTGTCAATGAATGAGCAATAATTGTGTCGTCAATATCAACACCTATCAAGTCACGAGGTTTGATGCCTCGTACAAGCATATTAAGAGCAAAGTTAGTGATCACTGAAGTAAAATCTTTACCCTTTACTGTGCCTTGATCACTTTCAAAGCAAATTTGATTGGGGTTCTCACTTAAGAACTTAAACAGATCAAATGCTATATTAAACTGTTGATTTATCATTCTTTACCTTGATGCTTATAGTTGGCAATTACAACAGGTTCTTGACCATTGACAAAGTCTGTTGCTTCTTTACGCATGGGCTTGCCGTTTTCATTCTTTGGAATACTGTCAACAAAGTATACTCTTCGAGGTAATCTAACCATTCCAAACTGTTCTAACATTGCTGCGGCAGCAGCTTCTCCAATTGCCTGCTGATCTCCATCAGCAACAATCAAAGCCTGTAGTTGATTGTATGTGGGAAAGTTAATGTTTTGAAATGTCAGCGCATCTTTAATTCCAGGAACTTCTTTAAGTACAGCATCAATCTTAGCGGGATCAATCTTAACACCGCCAATGTTTAGGCTATCCTTCTGTCGACCACGAACAAACAATTCTCCATCTACAACCTGCGCAATATCACCTGTATAGAACCAACCCTCTTTAAAATGTTCTGCTGTTAGTTCAGGTTCAAACATATATTCACTAATCATGCCCGCAGTCTTTAGCAATAACTGCCCTTCGTCGGTATCATTACCTTCATCATCAATAATACGATATTCAGTACCTGGTAATATTGTACCAACTGAACCGTTGTATGTGCCGGCTTCAGTGATTGGCTTCATAGCAGTCTTTGTAGTCTCAGTTGCACCATACTCAACCCACACTGACTTAAAATACTTTAAGAAAGTATCGATCTGCTGACTGCTAACTGCGCTGCCATTTAGATTAATTGAAGTATCAATGGGTGTCTCAGGAACTTCGATATCCTTAACACAAAATTCCAATTGGCTAAGTGACCCCATGACAACAAGATCCTTAATTGGTTTCATATCTTCATACCTAGGAAATGTCAGTAACACCTTAGTGCCATTAAGTATGGCTGCTTGTACATCACTTTGACTTGTGCTTTTTAACGGATGATATAGACTACAGAACATTCCATTCCTGCTAGGAAAGCGAATCTTACGACGTTCAAGATCAGTTGCTCTAGCATACCACTGCTTATAGGTAATTGGCATGAACTTAGTGCTGCCAGTAGTACCACTACTCTGTCCAATCATCCAAACATCATCTTCTGACTTATATCCTGGAAAAAATACGGGTGGCTTAAATCCTTCCGGCGGCTTAAACCATTCTGGACTAATCTTGTGAACATTTCCGTCACCAATGTCTTTTGGAGTATTATGTACTACAATGTCCATCTTTATATTAGCATTGAGTACTGCTTTATTGATGTTAACCCAAGTTGCTCCGTTGAGAGTCGCTGCTAGTGTTAAAGCATAACCAATTGGACCATGTACACAGTCTACCCCTACGATACTACCCTGAGTAACACCTCGATGCTGTAGATGAACACCAAAACTAATAATCATATTGCCAAATCTACCAGCGGTCATTGGTCCACGCTGTGTTTCAAATATGACCTTGTTTGAATCCTTCTGTAGTTCAGCGAGAATTCTCTGTGCGATGTTGTACTGTTGATTGTTCATTGAAAAGCCTTCCTTAGCAGTAATTATGCTAGGGAAGGCTCTGTCTATTAGAATTTAGATTAAGCAGTGCGTTTGATTAAATGATAGCCAAACTGAGTCTGTACTGGCTGACTAATAGTCCCCACTGGCATATTGGCAACAGCTTGTTCAAAAGGTGCAACCATTTGCCCGGATTGAAAAGTACCTAGATCACCGCCTTGAGCTTTGCTTGGACACAGACTATGCTGTTGTGCTGCTGTTTCAAAAATTGTTCCTGCTGTGATAAGATTACGCAGTGCTACTGCTTCGTTTAATGTCTTAACTAGAATATGCTTTGCACCAAATGCCATGTAACTTCTCCTGATGTTGAATATATTGGCTGAGGATCAAGGATTCGAACCTCGGACATCCAGATTCAGAGTCTGGCGTTCTACCAACTGAACTAATCCCCACTATATGTTTGGTCGGGGAGACAGGACTTGAACCTGCGACATCCTGGTCCCAAACCAGGCACTCTACCAAACTGAGCTACTCCCCGAGTATCTTTAGTATATATCCTTTAACAAATATGTCAAATAGTATTATGGCGGAAGAGGTAGGATTCGAACCCACGATACCCTTGCAGGTATGCCAGTTTTCAAGACTGGAGCCATCAGCCACTCGGCCACTCTTCCTTTTGGTGCGTCTGGAGGGACTTGAACCCCCACCCTTTTGAGACTAGTTCCTAAGACTAGCGTGTCTACCGTTTCACCACAGACGCATTTATATTGGAGCGGACGATGGGGTTCGAACCCACGACCTTCTGCTTATTAAGCATACCTTAATATGCTTAGGCAAGCAGAAGCTCTACCACTGAGCTACATCCGCATTTGGCTCCGGGAGTTGGAATCGAACCAACCTGATGAACAGATTAACAGTCTGCTGTCCCACCTTGTGACCGTCCCGGATCAAACTTTATATTAATATTATATATCTTTTGATATTATTGTCAAATGATTATTTTAATTAAATCAGCAGCATTTCTAGTATCTTCTAAATTCTTACCTAGTACTACACCCATTCTACGATAGGGTCTAGACTCTTCTTTACCAAAGATACGAACATCTTCTGCTAATAGCAGCGCCTGGCCAATGCCTTCGTACTGCTTTACCTTACCCCAGTCATTGCCAAGTATTACAGCACTAGCTCCAGAATTGTAAATGATCTGGGGAATTGGGAGACCTAGTATAGCACGAATATGTAGATCAAACTCTGAGAAGTTTTGGCTAATCAATGTAACCATACCTGTGTCATGTGGACGAGGGCTTAGTTCACTAAAAATAATCTCATTATTAGTAACAAAGAATTCAACTCCAAATAGACCAGCACCACCTAACTCATCTGTAATAAGCTTTGAGATACGTTCTGCTTCGTCCATCTGAGGATAAGTCAAGGTGTGGTCTAAACTCATGCCAGTTTGCCAACTATACTGATAGTCGCCGCGCTCCTGTACATGCCCAATTGGATTACAGAAGATAGTATCGCCTGTCTTTTGCTTGATAGTAAGTACAGTGATCTCAGTATGGAAGTTAATGAACTCTTCAACAATGACCTTCTTACGATCACCTCGGCTATTATCAATAGCATACTTCCAGGCATTGCTAATGGTATCATGAGACTCAACAACACTTTGTCCTTTACCGCTTGAACTCATAACTGGCTTAACTACAACTGGATAACCAATCTTCTCAGCAGCATCTACAAGTTCTTGCGCTGTTTCAGCATAAGCAAACTGAGCAGTACGAATACCAAGTCCAGCAGCAATGTTTCGAATAGTATCACGATTCATTGTGGCATTAACAGCTTTGGCACTGGGTACAATTTGAATGCCATTGTCCTCAAACTCTTTCAGAACTTCTGTACGAATGGCTTCAATTTCAGGTACAATAATATCAGGTTGAAAAAAGTCGATAACATCTCGTAATCTTTCAGCGTTTAGCATATCAACTACTACACTCTTATCAGCTACCTGCATAGCCGGAGCGTTATCGTAACTATCTGCTGCAATAACATAGCAGCCTAATCGTTTGGCACTGATAACAAATTCTTTACCTAGCTCGCCTGATCCCAGTAACATAATACGCTTCATTAAATAATCCTTTTTTGTTGAAAAATCTTTTGGTCTATAAATAATACCACAATGACAACCAGCTTTATCTATATAATAGGCAGCGACCAAGCTCCATACAAGGTTGGCATTAGTCGTGATCCTAAGAAGAGATTAAAGAGCTTACAAACTGGACATCCATTCCCTTTACAGTTACATTATACTAAAGAGACTGACATTTGTAAAACAAAATTGTTAGAAACCGTCATACATCGCCATCTTAAACTGCACAAGACCAGCGGCGAATGGTTTGATGTTGTATTAAAAGATTTAATACTGGATGTTGAATACGCCATACTGCGTTATGGTGATGATCCCATATTAAAAAGCTTGCTTAAAGCTCACATTATATAATTGGTTGCGGTGGGCAGGAGTCGAATCTGCTGTCTCCAGCTTATGAGGTTAGCGAGATACCGTTTCTCTACCCCGCAATAAAAAGAAATGGTGCCCCAGGAGAGATTCGAACTCCCGACTTACTGATTACTAATCAGTTACTCTAGCCAGCTGAGTTACTGGGGCATTGGTGCCGAGTGAGGGGATCGAACCCCCGACCTATGGTTTACAAAACCATTGCACTACCTCTGTGCTAACTCGGCATAAGTGGTGCGGGATGAGAGGGTCGAACTCCCGACATTCTGCGTGTAAAGCAGACGCTACTACCACTGAGCTAATCCCGCATAACTTATTATCATTACTATATATGTTCATTTGACAAATGTCAAATATTATTATGGCACCGGTGGTAGGAATCGAACCCACGCCAAAGGTTTTGGAGACCCTTGTACTACCATTATACTACACCGATATTTTTTTATGACAATATGTTTTACATTCTGATGGAATTGTATTTTCATTTTGCCATAGCATTTTTAATGCTTCGTGATAACTTTCGATTTTGTCTGTTCTTATTATATTTCTATCACCTAAGTAACAGCATGGTGTAAATTTTCCATCTGCTGCAATAAAAATTGTTCCATTTATATATAAACATTTTTCTTCTTTAACTTCGACATTTGTTGTCAATCTAGATTTAGACCACTTACTCATACCTTTAGGCGGAGTACGTTCTTCCTTTAGAAAAAACTTCTTAAAATTCAAAGTTTGACTAAGTCGAATTGCCGATATTATTTGATGCTCATTATGAGCAAATGGAATAAACTGCCAATGGGCTTCTCCTCCAGCATTTATAAAACTAGTTGCATTATTAATTATAGTTTGCCAATTTGTTCCTACTCTGTAGATAGAATGCGTGTCTGCTAATCCATCTATACCAAATATAACATATCCACGAGTCCCTAATAGTAATGCTAACTTAGCCCACCATTTGCTAGTATGTGGTTCTCCATTCGTACTAATCTCAATCGTTGCATTTGAGTTATTCAACAAAAAATCTATTATTTCAAATAATCTCGGATGAAGTATTGGATCACCAATGTTACCACAAAGTTGTATTTTATTTAGATTTTTATAAAAATCTTTGTCTATATCAAATAAACGATTAATATCTAGATGTTGTTTAACAAAATTTGGTTTTAGAACTTCATAAGTTCTACGACATCCTGGACAAGATGCATTACAAAATGATGATAATTCAACATGAAATGTATGAAACATATATTACTTATTTTAACAATTGGTACCTGCGGTTGGGATTGAACCAACGACCTTGGCCTTATGAGAGCCTCGCCACTACCGCTGTGCTACGCAGGTATTTTTTAACTTGTTTAGTTTCTATTTGTTCTCTGAAGTTTTGTACTGTACAACATTTACATCGTAGACGCAGAGTCTTCTTTCCTCTGAGATCAAATTCTCCAGCATGAAGATTACTTTTTGCCATTTGTTTTCCTTAAACTGGAGCCCCGGGTAGGAATCAAACCTACTCATTGACAGTTTTGCAGACCGCAGCGTTCTCACTTCGCCACCGGGGCATATAAGCAGCAAAGGGCTCCGCTTATTAAGCTGCCGAGTTGTACCCTTTGCTATCAGCACAGGTTTTTTCTAGTGGAACGATTCAGAGTCGATCCAGCCCATACTGGGTGTATTTAAAACCTTGCTGGACGCCACTTCCAGATCTCTTCGCTATAATTTCTAAGCTACTTTACCCATTGCTGGGTGCGTGAGGAAGCCCTTCTCACCTCAAGGTTAGTATGGTGGGGGAAGTAGGACTCGAACCTACGAAGCCTAAAACAACCGATTTACAGTCGGTCCCCTTTGCCGCTCGGGACATTCCCCCATGTTCTTATGATAACATCTTTAGATTTGTTGTCAATACTTATATTTGGTACCCGCTCTTGGATTCGAACCAAGTCTTAGAGATCCACAATCTCTTGTGCTGACCTACAACACTAAGCGAGCATGAATGGCGCCCCCGGAGAGATTCGAACTCCCAACCTTCGGTTTCGAAGACCGCAACTCTATCCAGTTGAGCTACGGAGGCGTTATTATGGCGGGCGCTAGGGACTCGAACCCTCTCCAAAAGTTTGGACTTGTTTGATGCAGAACCTACTGCTATAGCTCCCTAAAACTTGCTGGAACTCACGTGTTGTTCCGAATGTTGTCTAGCACTGCGACACGCTTGTTTAAGTGGGTATCGCCCACTTCGTGTATCTAGATCAACTAATGGTAGGTTCGGAGAATTTTGAAATCTCGACTTGCCGCTTAAGAGGCGGCTACTCTGCCTCTGAGTTACGAACCCAATTGATTTTTGAACTTGTGAATTTCTCTGTAAGTCCATACTTTATTATTATTTTTTTCGCATAAGCATAGTTGGCACCAGCAGTCTTCATTTCAAGCGATCTTAATGCTGCTGATATTGACTCAGTGGATAAAAGTGCCAAATACATCTTCTGTTCGGCTGCTTCAGACTTAACCTTTTGTTTAAAAGGTTTTTGTATCTCAATTATTGAATGATTCTTCATCTTTCTTCCTAAAGACCATCCAGATGGGATGACTTGATCTTTTGTTATCTTGACAGAATCGTTTCCGTCAGTTATCCATTTAGATCCAAATTGACTATTTCCTTCTCCTGTTTGTTGCTCTTTCATATATTCTGAAAATCTTCGTCTTAACCAACCATACATTCTTCTATTTCGTTTGCCTTTGTGTCCTCTGGTCATTTGATAGACAGCACTAATTAACGATTTTGATTCTGGATGTATTTTAACTAAAAGAACATGAGCTAAGAAATGTTCTTCAGGAGTAAGAGCAACTAAGTTAGTTTTATTGTCTGTGCCTCCAAGGCATTTAGGAATAATATGATGTTTTTCAACATATCCGTTAGGTATTCTTGTTCTACCTCTATCTATAATTTGATCATATATTTTTTTGTAATCCATCTCTTAAGTCCTGTTCGATAATATATTTATACAATGCCGAACAAAACTTAAGAGTAACCAACTGAGCTAACGGTCCGTATTATGGTGGACAAATCGGGACTTGAACC